TTACGGGTTGGAGTAGAGCAGGATGTAGCCGGCGGTGACGCCGGCGGGACTCTTCACTCTGAGCACGCCGGACCATCCGGACGGATTCGTCGCTCCCATCAACTCTGCCAGTCGGTACCCGTTTCCGGTGCCGCCGGCGATGATCAGTTCGCCGCCAGCCGTGACTTCGAGGAGCGTGTGGTCCGCGAGGTTGGAACCAGGTCCCCGCACCTTCAGCGGCGACTCCGTATTGTCCTTGCCGACGACCAGCAGCGGCCCGCAGGCGACTCCGGCAGTAGCGGGACCCGCCTGGTATCCGAACGTGCGCGCGTATGCCTTCTTCGGATCGTTGCCCTGCTGGAGGCACCCGCCCCACGCATGGAACGTCTGGCCGGAGGTCCAGCTATCGGTGTAATGGCCGATTGCGACCCAGAGAGCCGTGGCGCCACCCGTCATGGTGCCGGTCACCTTGAACCGCTGCCACGACGTGGTGAGCGTGACCGCCGTGGGCCCGGTGAGCCAGGTGGTCCAGCCGTTGTCGAGGATGCCGAGCGACACCGTCATCGTGCCGGAGGCGACTTTGAGCCAGACATAGAACGTGTATTGGCCGTTAGCAACGAGGCCGGCGATGTTCTGCCGGATCAGGCCGGCCGCGCCACTGGCCGTAACGGCGTCGGCGGTCTGGTTCCCGTCAGGCGCGACCACGCCGTTCGCGCTCACCGTGCAGGTGCCGCCGTTCTTGTCCCACGTCGCGACGGAGAAGTCTTCGGAGTACTTCGCCATGTTCTCGAACGGGCCGCCAGCCGATCCGAAAGGACCGCATTCGATGGAGTTGAGATGCGAATCGAGGTACGCCCACAGGTTGTTGGCCGCGGCGTACGCGAAGTTCGCGCCGCCCGAACCGTCGCGGAGGACCACGGTGTTCGCGGTTGCGTTCGCCGTCGCATCGCTGATCTGCGATGACGAGTGTGTGTGGACCGACGCCGCCTTCCCGGCGAGGTCCGTTACCAAACCGGTAATATCCGCTTCGGCGTGCGTATGGGACGTTGGAGCTTTCCCAGCCAGAGCGGTGACCAGGCCGTTCACGTCTGCCTGCGCGTGGGTGTGGGTGATCGGGGCCTTGCCCGCGAGATCGGTGGCCAGGTTCGTCACGTCGGCCTCCGCATGCGTATGGCCCGGAACCGATGAGAGCGCGATAGTGACGTTCACACGGTCGCTGGCGGGCACGTCCAGGAATGTGAGGCCGATGTTGGCCCCCTGGATCAGGTTCAGCGCGCGGCGCGTCCCGACCGGCGAGCCGTTGTTCTGAATCAGGAACGGCAGCGACCCCGAGACGATATCCGCTGCCACGTGCGTGTGTGCAGGCAGGTCGGCGGCAGCCAGTTGCGCGCCTGCCGTGGCCCGCCCCCACGAATCGACCGTTACCTTGGCATAGTTGCCAGGGGTGACGCCCGTGCCTGCGAGGGAGATCACGCCAGCGTTCACCGCCAGGCCGCCAACCGGGTCGACCTGTACGATACCCTTGCTCGCGGTCGTGGCGTCCGGATACGTGGGCGAGCCGAACGTCTGGCCCGGAGCGAAGTCGATAATGGCGTCCATCGCCAGGTGGTTGTTCGCGCCGAGCGCGATGCCGAGGTCGCCGGAGTTGTCGGCCTTGCGCCACTTGACCGCGCCGGCGCTGGGCAGGCGCACCAGACCGGTGCCCGCCTTCGCGCCCGCACCGAACTCCGCGCCGTCCTGGAACGTCTTGAGGCCAGTGACCGTGACGGCGCCGTCCTTCCGGACGTAGTTGCGCGCGGCGGCGGTGCCCAACTCGTTCTCGATGGCAACAACTGCCGACTGAAGCGCAGTGATGAAGCCCGCGACCATGTTGGCTTTCACGGGGGCGCTGTTGTTGTGGGCGGCCGCAGTCGTGCCGAACGCCCCACGCTGGCACCCGGTGAACTGCGTCGCGGTCTTGCCGGCGTACACGATCAACTCGTCGTCAATCGAGAGGACGCCATAGCTCGCGGCAAAGCCTCCGGAACTGGATGCCACGCTGATTGTGGAGTCGCCCGCCTGCACCGCGATCACTGTCGTTGTCGCCAGGGGCTTGGTGGAGAAGGCATCGACCGGCGTGTACAGGCTGGCGGCGCTGTCGATTGCGCCCGGGTAATTACTCGCCATTGAGCTTCCTCTCGTTCAACCTAAAGCGATTGAGCGCGCCGCCGGCGGGCGCGACCACCTCAACCACACGCGCGACCTCCGCGGCACGCGCGGCGCGCGGCTTGTGGTAGACCGTGGCCGTGGCGGGCGATTGATTCCACACTTCCAACGGAACCGGCCTGCTGTTCAAACAAAACTGGTCGAAGGCCCAGAAGCACATCGAGTAGTACGGAACCTGCCGCCACATCCCGTACGCCTGCGCCATCGGCGGGTCCGGTGGCCCGTAAAGGCCCGCCAGATACATGCACTCCGACGCGGGCCGCCCCAGCATCTGCGCCGGGAACGTCATCGTCTGCCGCATGAGCTTTGCGTTCTTCTGCCAGACGTCGTAGTCGAAACCTTCGCAGCGGAAGTATTTGATCCCGTACGAGGACGACTTCCACTGTGCCGGCAGGTTCACGTACATGAGCAGGCGACGGTAAGCCGGATTCGGCGACGGCTTCCCTTGGTTGGCATCGAGGGGCCAGAGGCATTCGAACACTGCAGCAGGATGCGCCGCCCGCACGTACGAGATCACGTCCTGGCAATACGACCAGATCCGGTCCCGCAGAAACGTGGCCGTTTCGTTCGGGTGCGCCGGATCGCCCACCGGATCATCCGTGTTGGTAACGAACGGCCAAATCTGGTGACCCTTTGCCGCCAGAAACGCATTGATCGTCTCCTGGTCGTAAAACGGCATCCCGCCCTGCGGATCCTGGGCGCGATTGTCGAAGTACCAATACTGCGTCTCGCCAAACTGAAGCACGACAGGCAGACCCGCCGCCTCAATCTGGTCAGCGCATTCCCTGTACATCTGGCGCAGGTAGTTCCGGACACGCGTCCCGAAGTGCATCTGGTACGACGGGACCTCGAGGAACACGTCCTCGCCTGGCGCGACCAGGCCGCCGCTGAACCGGAGATACTTGGCGCGCATCGCGCCAGGCGGGTTGTAGACCTCCATCGAGAAGGCGAACGACGCCTTGATGCCGGCCGCCAGAAACTGTCCGGCGAGATCCTTGATCCACCGCCGTGCGCCTTCCGTCATCACCGGCGACGCGGAATCCAGGATTTCCCATTCTCCCTCAGCTCCTGCCGTGCCCATGTGATCGGACAGCGTGAGCGTTACGGAATTGGGCGCGCTCACCGAGAGGCTGGTAAACGTGTAGCTGGGAGCCTTGGACTGGACGCGGAGTGTCGTGCTCGTGCCGAAGCCATCGTTCGCCCACACCCCTGCGAACATACCGTTGATGGCCGCGCGGAAGTGCGACACGATGTCTTGGAGCGCCTCGCCCAGGCCGATGGCGTGGGCGATAGTGGTGCCGCCGATCGAGAACGACAGCACGTCGCCCGGCGCCGGGTCACCGGAGAACGCAACCGTAGCGTACGGGTACGTGGCGCCCACACGCTGGCGCTTGTTGTTCCAGAAGACGCCCATGTACACGTCCGCGTGGCCTTTGAACCCGAGCTTCTGGAGTTGCCACAGGTGCCAGGCCGGGGGCTTCTTGTACCCGTGGTCCGTGTCGAAGTCGATGGCGAGTGACACGTCCGGATAGATTGCGGGCGCGTCCGGGACGTCCTGCGGCACCAGCGGCCACAGATAGTCGAAACAAAAGTAGTAGCCGCCGTTTGTGGTCCGGTAGAGCGCTGTGATCTCGACGGAGTGGTTTCCGGCTGCAACGCCAGAGGCGATGAGGATGTTGGCTGCGGTGCCGCCATACTCATAGAGGTAGAGATCGAACGGGGAACCCGGCACCTCCACGCCGTCCAGGATCACGCTGATCCAGCCGCAGTCCGTGTTCAGGAACGTGCCGAGGTAGAGATCGTGCTGCTGCGTCTGTGAATAGCTGAGGCTGACCTTGCGGAGATCGCCGGCGTTGGCTGGCGCGGTGCGTCGCGCGTGCCCACCGCTCCACCACTGCGAGGGCCATCCGGCGTCGTACTCGTAGTCCTCCCAATAGCCGGTGTACTTGCAGCGCGGGTCCGACTCCTCGATCCGCGCGGCCGCGCCGCCCACTTTGAGGCTGGCGCCGCCCGTCACCGCGATGTTCGAGATGGTCGCGCGCCACTCCACATCGGAGGAGAATCCGCTCTTCGGCGAGAGCTTGCTCACGCGGGTGCCGGAGGGCCATGGCTGCGGCGTCGTGCTCTCGTACCCGCGCGTGACAGCGATCTGGCCAGGGAGTGCCTGCCCGAGCAGGACGCGCTCCTCCGTCGTGCCGTCGCCCACGAAGTACCGCCCGCCAGTGAGCTTCGAGATATCGTCCACGCTCCAGGTGGTGGTTGACGGGCCCACATTCGCGGCGAGGAAGCACCCGTCCTCCAGTTCCTCCTCCGTGCGCTCGAAGCGGGGCGCGAAAACCATGTAGATCTTGCGGCAGTTTTCTGTCGGCACCCGTCTGCCCAGCTTGTCAGTGAGGGCGGCGAATGGCAGGTCGATGCGGTGACGCGTGTCGTTGTCGCCGCCCTTGAAGCGATATGTCGTGCCGGAGCCGTCGGCCCAGGCGAAGCCCTGGTTCTCGTCGGGATCGCCGTCGATCGTGCGCCCGTGGGTTACCAGGACGCGATCCAGATTGCCGAGCTCTCCGTAGAGCGATCCGTCTGCAGTGCTGCTCTTGAACTCCAGGTACAAGGCGCCGGACTGGTAACTGCTGCCGCCGCCTGCCCCCGCGGAGATGACCCCCGACTGGTCCGGGCCGAAGCGGCCGGCCACGCTGTCGCCCGATGCGTTGACGATTCCTGCGAGTCCCTGCACAAGATGGATCGCGTGCGTCTCGCGGGTGATGTAGACGTCCGATGTGTGCGACTGCGTGATCCACGCCAGCAGGTACGGCCCCGAAGTGGGATCGACGCCGGTTTCAATCACCGCCGTCGTCTCCTCGTTGGTCCCGGTGCGCTCAATCGTGATCGTGTCGCCAGCCGCAAACTCCGACTGGTCGAGGATCCATATATGCGTGTAGGACTGAACGCCGGTATCCGGATCGATGTTCGGCCCGAAGGGCATCCACGCCTGCGCCTCCACCCGGCAATCCGTGCTCGTGACCGTGTAGCGCGTATCGCGGAAGAACAGATGGAGCCAATCGATCCCGCCATCGAGGATCTCCTGGCCGGAGACTTCCATGGAGCATTTGGCCGGGGTCTCGCCGCCGCCGATTGCCGTAGCATAATCGAGTAGCCGGACCTCGTATGTGTCCTGTGGAATGCCCTTGCCGCAGACGAACGTCATCGCGTCCCAGGAGACGGACGGATACTTGGCTGCATCGAGCCGCATAGCACCATCAAGCGCGTGGTCGTACTCGATATCGAACGCCAGAGTGAGGCCGGAGAGGTCCGTCCGCGGCAGGTGCTTCAGGCGCAGGTGATTGAAGTAGTCGTAGGCGTTGTAGAGGCCCAGGACTGCGAAATCCTCCGCAGCCTGAAAGATGCCGGAGATGGACACCCCGGTCGCGTTCGCATCGTGCAGCGTGGTCGTGGCGGCACGCCCGGTGAATCCCTGCAACTGGAAGTTGCGGCGCGGGTCGAAGATATGGAGCGGTTCGAAAGGCAAGTTAAGCCTGCGCCAGTTATGTGACGGCCGTCATCAGATCGCGAATGCTAAAGTGAAGATCTTTCTACCAGAATGCAGACTATTCTTGACATTGACCTCGACGTGTTCTCAACCCCGACGGTTTACTGGCCGCAGACGGATGATCGCCCCTCTGACGACGAACACAGTTGCGCATCGGTCGACGATGTTCGCCATTTTCTTGAACAGCAATGCTTTCTGAGCCGAGATAAACCCATAGCAGGTAAAGAGATCATTGATCACGATGAGGCGTTCTACACATGGCGCCGTTGGATTGAGGAACGGACTTTGAACCCTCCATTTTCCGTTGTGCATGTCGATGCACACGCTGATATGGGGATGGGCGATGCAGGATGGGTGTACCTGTTATCCGATTTCCTCGCTCTGCCGCTAGAAGAACGTCGTAACCCGCGCCGCGGATACGATGCACTGAACGCGGGAAACTACCTCATGTTTGCCGTGGCGAACCGCTGGGTTGACCAGCTCACGTACGTGTTCCCAGCTCGCATCCCGTGGACCGCCAACTGGAAAAGCGGATTCTCGGAAGAAATCCAACCAGATCCGTACACTGATGGTGCGCCAGGCGACCTGATGGTGATGCATTTCCGCGACGGCGACTGGAGGACTGGTTTGCTCGAACTTAGACATTGCAGCCGGCAAACGCTCGATCACTGCATGGGCAGGCGGGTGATAGAGCCTGTGATTTACTTGGAATCCCCGGTTCCATTTGCCTTCACTCCTGTCCGGAATTTCGGGTTTACCGGGTTCACGCACATGGTGGTAGCGCAGTCTCCACGCTTCGCGCCACCAGCCGCAGACAAGCTACTCCCGATTCTGCGGCGATATTTCGTGGATACCTGAGCCTCAGGCCAGTAGTTCAGCCGTTCCGTGCCACCGTCCTGATCACGGTTAGGTTTGGATAACGACAGTCAGATCGCTACCGGGGTCTGGCGTGGCGACCGCCAGGATATCGAACGCCAGGCTGTCACCCTCGTTGAGAATCGCCGTCGGCCAGATCGTCGGGCGTACCGTGGCACCCATCACGTGGTCTTTGGCGAACACGGCGGTGAACGTCTGGTTATCTGGATCGGCGGCCAGCACCTGGACGTACTCCTCGTCGGCCTTCCCCATGTTGATATGGACGAACTCGCCAACGTCGAAGCCGAGCCGGTTCGCACCGTATGAGGCGGTGGTAACGGTCTGCTGGCCCGCGCCCGCCGTGACGTTCTGATAGAGCACGACACCAAAGTCATTGTACGGAAGGCGGCGCGTGGCCGGCTTACCGTAGCCCGCGTCCAGCAGGAAATCGTATGTATTCTTCGCACCGTCCGGCAGCATCTGCGCGATGCCCATGTACTCCAGTGGTTGCCACGTCGCGCCGTCGTCGCGCGAGTACTTCACCAGGAACGCGCTCTGGCCGTCCGTGGTTGGCGTCTGCACGTATGCGAAGATGCACCGGATTGACGCGCTGTCGTGGACGCGCATGGGGATGACGACGGTGTCGGCGACCGCCAGAGCGCCGGGGATCTGGAACGTGTATGCCCCGCCATTGCAGGTCCGAGCGCCAGGCATGAACGGTTCGCTGTGGTGATACAGCCCGAACGTCCTCATCTCACCGTAGCCGAAGTGGTTGGCCACGCCCACCACCGCCGCGACGATGCAGGCCGAGGGGAGTTTCGCCTCCACGCGCGCGGGTAGGCCCGGCGTTCGAAAGAAGCCCTTCTGCACCGAGTAGGTGAACGTCTTGTAGTCGATCTTGAAGAAGCGCATCCCCTGCGGGTGCGCGCACTTCAGCGTCTCGAAACAAGCCATGCCGGGGCGCGCGTCGTTGTCCCACTTCCGCCCGAACTGGAACTCGCCGGTTGGAACAACGTCTCCCACGTCTCCGGGGCCGACGATCTGCATGCACTCATAGGCCCGGAGGTACCCAACGTCCGGATTCTGGTGCTCGTCGTTGAACATGACGAAGTCGCCCACCCGGAACACGCGCGGCGTGGTGGGGTTGACTGTGCAGGCCACGGGGAGCGGGTCGGTGTCTTTGTCGATGACGGCGTCGATGCTCGCCCAAAGGTCCGTCGCCAATTCGTCCACGTAATACAGCGACATGGCGATCTCATGCGCGGAGACGATGTTCATGTTGCCAGCCGCATCCGGCGCGACCTCGATATCGTCCAATGCGAACATGCCGTAATCCGCGAGTTTCGGCGTGCCACTTACGAGTCCGGGCAACCCGGTGTCGTAAAGGATTTCCTCCGGAACCGGCGTCGGCACCACGTCGGCAGGCTTTGGGCCCGCAACAAGGTCGTACATCGAATCCGTGGTCGTGCGGCCCTGCACGTCGATGGAGAAGTCCTTGTTTAGGCGCCATGAGACGACGCGGAACTCTCCGGCGCCACCGGGCATGTCCGCGTGAGTCATCGAGCAGACCATGCCGGGTTCCGTGTTGAGCGCGAGCACCGTGGTTTTGAACCCGATCTGCCGCGCGGCCTTCCACTCCGCTGCGCTGGTCCCGCCTAGTTCCTCGCGCAAGCGGGTGCTCACGATCCGGGCGGCCTGGCTCTTGGTGGAGGTGCCGCAGAGGTTGACGGTGGACTTCAGGTACATCGGACCCGCGCCGCCGCCGACCTGGACGGCGTGGTCGATATCGTAAACCGCCACGCTGTTGTTCACGAACGCGAAGTCCTGGTCCGCGAAGTTGGCGGTCAGGTGGTTGAACGACGGCTTGGCTGGAGCCAATTGGAGGCTCCGGAAGATGATGTTGCCCTCCGTGAATGCTTCAACCGCGCTGCTGTTCTCGCGGGCGCCGATGCGGAGCTTCCCGAACGCGAACGTGTAGTAGCCGAGGCAGTTCATCAGCACTTCCTGGAGCCAGTCCCGCAGGGGCTTCTCCTCCTGGAGCGTGCCGCGGAATGCGAACTGCGTCTCGCTGCCAACGCCGACCATCTTGGTAACGGAGTCGTTGCAGATCGCGGCTGCGTCGAGCGCCGCCTGCACATCGAACAGGGCTTCGGCGGCGTTGAGTTGGGCCGTCGTGGCATCCGGGCCCAGTCGGAGGCCGCGCGCACGGAACAGCATGTTGACCGCGATCCAGACCGGGTTCACCATGCAGGGGCCGTACACGCGCACGCCGGGGCTGGTCCATACCCAGCCGCTCAGGCCCTGCGCGACGGTGGCGATCATCGCGTGGTCGCCGGGGTTTGAGAGTTGCAGACCCTTCGCGTCCGACCGGCGGATCACAACGAATGCCGTGCCGGCCGCGAAATTGTCCTTGAACGTCGAGTTGCCCGAGTACACCTTCCGGAAGTCGCCGCCCGTCTGATTGCCGGACTGGTCGAGCGAGAAGAAGTCGCCCGCTCCGGCCGGATCGGCGCCGGTCACCAGGCGCAGGCCATAGACGTTCTTGGGGAAGCCGTGGTGCGCCTGCCCGTCGAGCGTATGGCCCACCAGCGTCTCCGCGTTGCCATCGCCGTCCTTGTCTTCGTAGTGGGTCGGGGTATACGCGACGATCGGTCCCTCGCCCACGATGCCCATCGCCTCGTAAAAGTCGCTCTCGTCGCGGCCAGCCGCGACCTTGCAGTTGACGGGCATCTCCGTATCGGTGTAGACCTCCGGCAGCACTTGGTCGTAAATCGAGTCCGCGACCAGCGACACGCTGGTGAGCATGGACCTGCCGAAGCCCCACACGCCGGTCGAGTTGTCCTTGATCCGGACGCCCTGCGGTTCCGCGATGATGCCGCCGTAGTAGTGCTTCATCCCATGCGCGAGGCATCCGTTCGGCGTGTCGTAGTTCTTGTCGCAGGAGTTGGCGGCGGCGTCGGGGAAGTGGACCAGATCCATGGCGCCGTGGTCGGCATACGGGCACGCCTGCGTGTTGAACGCCTTCCAGCAAGTGCGGGAGATCTTGCGCGTCGGGTAGGGCAGGTTCAACTCGTACAGGCCATCGGACGCCGTGACCTTGAACTCCGGCCCCGAGTCGCAGGACCAGTCCACGATATCGCCCTTCCACAGGTCGAGCTTGGCGCCGGTGCCGACATGGAACAACGAGAACGAGAGCGCCGCGCGGTACAGATCCACGTCGTTGGCGAGATCGCGCATCACGCGATCCGCGTTGCCGAATGTGAACGAGGCGTTGTCGGACTCGTTGCCCATGCCCTGCGTGATGCCGTCGAAGTCGATCAGTCGCGCCTGGTAGAGTTGCCCTCCCACGGAGCAACGCCGGTCGGAGAGATAGATCGCCGGGTACCCGGCTTGGAGCGGAACGATCTTGATGAGAGGGACGACCTGCTGGACCTGGGAGAGGAGTGCGGTCGCGAGCCCTCCGGACGCAAAGCGGGTCACCGTCGAGTTGAGGGTATATGCCGGAGTTCCGGTGGGGATCTCGATCAGCGTGACACCGACCGAGCAGATCCAATCCGCGACCATCTGCCACGAAAGAGGCTCGTTGGCAAAGCGGCAGGTGAGCGCGGTCGTCCCGTTGCCGTCATCGTTGGGCGCGTTGTAGGTGAACGCGCCGTACGGCCCGTACTTCGACTCCCAGAAGTTCCGGAGCGCGACGCGCTGGGTGTCGTTCATCCACGTGCGCCGCACGGTGAACCGCCGTGCGCCGGTGCCCAGCAGGAACCGCTGCTCGATCTTCGCGTCACCCGATCCGAACTGGTGGATGGCCACGTCCGGATGGCTGGCGCGGCCGTAAGGGTACTCGGGGATGATCGGGAACGTGCCGGACGCGGCGATCTCCGGAACCGTGATGTTGCCGATGGAGTCAGACATGAACGGCGGTCCTCGCGTTGTTGATGGCTGCCGTCACGTTGGACTGGCTCGCGATGGTGGTGGCCAGAGCCTTATAAGCTGGGTCCGTGGCGTACGTCGCGGCGACCGCCGCGATCAACGCGTGGAGGTCGTGGTCCTGCCTGTAGCGTTCCCAGCCGACTCGGTACGGCGACCCGTGCGTGATCAGCCACGCATAGTCGCGGCAGGACGCCTCCAGAGAGTCGTAATCCGCGAACTGGAGATCCTCCATCACGCTCTTGCCGTTGACGACCTCTCTCGTCGTCACCGTGCAGCACTTCGTGTGGCGCGGCGCCTTCTTCATGCCGAAATAGTTCGCGTGGCCAGCGGGCTTCGCACCCCACTGCGACTCCACCGCCCACTGCGCGACAAGCAGTTGCGCGGGGCATCCCGTTTCCACTTCGAGGCGCACCGCGATTCGCGCGACTTCAGCGAGTCTCTCTGTCCGGGTCTTTTCCATTGATGGTTCCGAAGAGAGTCAGCGGTCCTCGACCTTTACGGAGATGGTGCGGTCGTCCGTTCGGCCGCCAGCGGTCACAATTCGGTTGGTCACGAGGTAGGTGATGCCCGCCTGCCCGCCCAGTAGCCAGACCGTCGCTCTGGTCGATGTATGGGTGTCGCTCGCCTTTTGGAGCGCCGCGCCGTCCTCCAACAGCCACTCGCTTGAGGAGATTGTGTCGCCGGCCAGCCAGAGCGACCAGTCCACCGAGTAGTCGAGGACCGCATCCGGGTCTTTCGTGAAGGTCATGCGTCGATATCCCTGTTTTCCGCGTGTGGGTGAATGGTCCGGTCCTCTGCGGCGGGCACGAGGATGCGCGCCTCGCGCTGCACGAGCCTGCAGCGGGACTCGAAGCTTACGGGCAACGTGCGCGTCTCCCTCTGGACGCGAAGCTTGCGGGCAGATGGCGTTCGGACCGCAGGCAGCAGGACGCCAACAACGCGCGACCAGCCAGCGACCACGCCCGCAAGCGCGCGCACACAGGTCGCGCGCCCGAGGACGTTGGACGTACCGGACGCCACGCCAGCCAACGGGCGCACACGTGCCAACTGCGCGCGAACGTCGGCCAATCCTGTGGTCGCTCCGGCGAGTCTCTGGACCACCGCCAGGCGAGCAGCCGACGTGCCCGAGGCGGCGGCTATCCCGTGCAGGGCGCGAGCTATCCGGAGCGCGCCAGAGACGGTCCCGCCGCCAACAGCCACGCCCGCCATCGTGGAGACCCGGGCCAGCCTCCCGGTGGCCGTGGCTTGGCCGGGGGCGGCGCCGGCCATGCGCCGGAGGACCGCGAGACGAGCCACCCCGACGCCCTGGCCGGACGCCACGCCCGTGAACGTGTGGGTCGTCGCGGACTGAGTCCGGAGCAGTAGAAGCAGCGACATGGGTCATGCTTGCGAGGCTTTACTGCGGGATCTCTTCCCAGGTAATCGAGTACCCGCCCAGGAACGTCGCGCCAGCGCCCATCCACGTCGGAACCCAGCACGTGCCCGGAGGCAGAACGATGTCGCCATCGATGTACTCGGTCAACTTCGGCTCAAACAGGTTCGCCGGGACCGTTGCGCCAGCGCCGATTCCAAGGTCCGCCGCCCGCAGGTATTGCAGGATGCTGTTGCCGGTAAGAGCGGCCCCGGCCGTGGAGGTCAGAGCGCGAGCCACGGAAGCCGCCGCCATGCCCACGTTGTTGCAGGCGATCGGCGTCACCACCGAAGTCGCAATCGTCGGCGCGGTGCAGAAGCTGTGGATCACCGGAGGGACCGGTGCCGTGCCCGAGATGGCCCAGACCTGGAACTTCAGCAGCGACAGATTCTTGCCGGACCCGCTGGGGTTCCACAAAGCGAACTGCGTGGAGGCTCCGGCCGCGGCGCCCACGATGTTGCCGGCGGCGATCGTGCCGGACCAGGCCGTCAGAATGAGCGAGAAGATGTTCCCCCTCGCGGCCTGTTCGTAGTAGCGCCCCTGGCCATCCCCTACAACGATCCCACCCATGCGTGTGGCGCGGGCCGGAGCGATGGTTCCATCAGACAACTGCGTTTGACCTGCGCGAATTTCTGCGAGCATGTTCCTCTCTCCTTATCTGAATTCTTCGGTGGCGTAAGCGGACATGCCGCTCGCGCCCATAGCGAAACTGGACCCGTACAGACCCGACACGCCCTGCTGCATCAGGAGCAACTGGCGCTCTTGAAACAACAGATCCGACAACTCCTGCTGCTGCTTTGCCACCAACAACGATTCAGCTAGCCTGTACTGGTATGCATCCAGGTCGATTTCGACGCGGATTCTGGCAGCGGCAGGTGGCGAGACATAGCTGCTCGTTACCAGGGATTTGTTCTGGCGCTGGTCGACCTGCCAGTAGGTGGTGTTGCTCGGATAAGGCGGCGGATTCACGCCGGACGTCGGAACGATGCACTGGTACACCTGCCCGTTCCATGTGACCGCATCGCCGTAAACATAAGAAGTCCACCTGGGGTTCCACGGAGTGGGCTCCACGAGGGCATTCTGCAACTGCACGACTCCGGAATCCGACGTCAACAACTCAGAGCCAGTGGTCCGTACAGTGAAGCCAGTGACGCCAACAGTTCCGTTCACGGTCACCGTGGTTGCAAACCTGCCATTGACCGAGGTGGCGGCCATCGCCTTCACCACGCCTGAAGTGTACGCACTGAATCTGGCGCGGAATGCCCTGAACCCGCCGACGGAAAAGACCCAGACGCCGACAACCGTCGTGTTCACAACCATCGTCGTCACTACATCGGGACGTTGGCCATACACGGCGTACCAGTTCTGGGAGTCGGGGCTGGCCTCGAACGACACCGTACCGGCCCAGGTGCCGGTGAGTTGAAGGAGAAGCGTGGTCGCCCCGTTGAGGACAACAGTCAAATCCGTGTTCAGCGCCTGCAGATACCCGAACACGCTGTTATCCGCGACCGGCGCACCCTCCACCTGCAGCCTTTTGGTGGAAGGATTCACGAGGAGGTCCTGGCCCAAGACACGGCCGAGGTGCGTATCTCTCGTGAGAAGCGGATTTACCGAATCGTAGTTGGACTGCTCCCGTGCGTCCTGCGTGAGTGGCCCCTGGTTTCCCCACACGGGGCTGTCCGTGTCCGTGGTGTTCTGAACCTCCACGGGAAGCGGGTTGGGGCCCGCGACGTCACCGCCGTCCTGCCCATGAGCGCCAAGCATTAACTTGACGCGTTGTACTTCCACCCCGCCGCCGATGTCTTCCGTGGCGACCGGGACCACGGCATTGGACGAATCCTTGATGTTGATGTTGTCGGCCATCGCCTCAGTCCTCCTTCACCACGAGCGTGCCGACTCCGAACTGGCCATAGTCGTCCTGCTGAACGGTCTTGGGAGTCGGCAAGGCGTCCCAGTACAGGAGCACGCCCGACACGGAAGCGAACACGCCGAACGCCACCGCCTGCGACCAGTCCGCGAGCGCGGGCCCGAACTGGATGCTGTTCGTGTTCGACACCTTCCGGACGTTCCCGGCGTCAGTCACCGGCGCACCGAACGTCACAGCCTGCCGCGCATAACCGTTGCCCGCCAGTTCCGTTCCGGCCGAATTGTCGTCGGCGGGCGCCACGGAGAACAGTCCGACGTACGGCGCGACTCCGGTGAGGTCCGCGCCGCGCAGAACGTTGAGCACCGCATCGGTGTGGGACTGCGACTTTCCGGGCATGGACTTCTCCTAAGCGAGTTCGATCAGTTCGAGTTGCACGTCCGACCGGCCAGGAGTTACGGACTGGCTCCAGTCCGTGTTGAACCGGACGATGTACCTGCCGGTCACCGCCACGCCGGTCGGGTCGTACGAGAACTTCGGGCTCGTCTCGTACGGATCGTAAAAGTAGAACGGTTCGTGTGTGCCGTTCCGAGAATCGTAAAATGCCCGCAGCGTGGCCAGCTGCGAGGGCGTCAACCGCTTCGTGAGCGTCCACTTCCTGCGGCTGGTCGCCGCCTGCACCGACCGCTGCGACTCGCCGTTCCGGTACTCGTTGTCGATCACCGGGTACTCGCGCGTGTGAGCGAACGCGCTCGACAGGCTGCTTGGCATCACCGTGGCCGGCGCAGCGTTTGCCACGCTTCCGGGCATTACGAGGTCACCAGGCCGGGACTCAGTTGAAGGCTGGTCAGCTCCCGCCGGCCAGCGTTGGACCGCGCCGCACTCAACGACGCGCCGGCAACCACGCGCGGGTTGCTCGCTATCGCGTTCACCGCCTCGCCGCGCAGGAGACTGGTAGTCGCGGGACCGTCGAGTTGGATCACCACCGGCCCGGCGCCGGAGGCCACACCTCCGCCAATGCTGTCGAGCGTGGGCAGACCGCCCATGCCGGGGAGCGCGGTCCCATTGGAATATCCCGGCGATTGATAGAGCGACCCGCCCTTCTGCACGAGGTCGAGCGGGTGGACCTGCGCGGGCATCCCCTTTGTCTGCTGGCCGGTGCTCATGGCGTACAACTGGATCAGATCGCGGATCTGCGCAGTCCGGATCGCCATGTCGAGGTTGCCGCCGTACGATTGCTTCGCGGTATCCACGATCTGCTGGAGGAGGGCCTTGTCCGGGATATCGACGCCGTACAGGTCCTTGATCTTCTGGCGCGCCTTCTCGACCGCACCCTTGATGAACAAACGGACCATGCCCGCCGCGAATCCGGCGATGCCGCCAATCAAGGCACCCAACGGCCCGCCGAACTTCGCACCGATAAGCGCGCCGCCCGCCGTAGTCTCCGCGACCCCGAGTTTGCCTCCGCGCCGCAGTCCGTCCATCGCCAGGATCGCGCCGCCGGCCAGCATCGCGCCACCCTTCATGCCGCCGATGCCTTTGGCGTCCGCGATCTTGGTCATGTTCCCGGCCTCATCCATGCTCCAGCGTTCGGGCTTGAAGCCGATATTGCCAAGTCTGGTCAGCATGTCCTTCCAACCGGCGATGCTCTGCTTGAGATTGGCCAGGATGCCGACGCCCGCCTTCGACGAGACGCCACCACCGCCGGCAGCAGTGCCGCCGCCGCCCGCCGCAGTGCCCAGGATGATCTGGGCCGCCTGCTGCTGCGTCATGCCGCCGCCAACCGCAGCCATACCGCCCGGAGGCGTAACCGACCCGGGCGTCCAGCCGCCGCTCGTTCCGCCGAAGACCGGGACCGCGCCGATACCCAGAAGACCGCCCAGCCCACTCAGCATCCCGCCGCTACCGGCAGGCCCCGCACCGCCGCCCGCGAAAGAAACCTTCTGGCCGGTGAATATGTACATCAGCGTGGCCGCAACCCGCGAGGTAACGACCTCCTTGATGGCCGCCAGCAGCGCGGTCTTGAGCGAGTTGCCGATGGCCTTCCACACCGACTGCGACTTGGACAGGAGCGCGTCGAACACGCCGCCCGCCTGCTGCTTGAGCGAGTCGAAGATCTGCCGGTTGTGGTCCCGCACCAGTTGCGCCGTCCGGTTGGCGGCGTTCTCGCGCGCCGCGCGGATCGCGGCTTCGTTGGCCTCGTCACCCTGGTCGCGGATCTCTTTGCGCTGGCCGGTCAACTCCTCGATCCGCGCCTTGATCTCGTCGGCCTTGTAGCCGAGTCGCTTGAGCGTCAACTCCTCTTCCAGCAGCATCCGGCGCGTGTCCATGTCGTAGAGCATCTGCTTCACGTCATGGACCCTTTGCAGGTACTCGATCTCGATGGCGGCCTTTTGTTGCTCGACCGCGATCTTCTGCTGCAGCGTTACGGCGTCCACGCCGTCCAACTGGCGGAGCTTCGCGTCCCTCTCAAAGCCCGCCCGCTGCTCCTCGAACGCATACACCTCCCGCAGATGGTCGAGGTTCTTCTCCGCGATATCCACGTCGTTCTTCAGGCGCTCCTGATATCGCTTGGCCTCGAATTCCATCTCCTTCTGGTGCTTCTCATCCTCGTCCTTGAGGTAATCCGCGAGCGCCTTCCTGTTCTCCAGGGCGAAGTGGTCCTTGAACGCCTGGAGCTTCTTCTGCATCGCGTCGATGATCGAGTCCCACGCCGACTTGGTGAGCGGGACGGTGTGCGTCCCTTTGTCGTCCGTGAAGTGGGTGCGCCGGGAGATCTCCGCGTTCATCTCCGCAACGTCCTTCGCGTACCCGGTCTTGCCCGCGCCGCTGGCGGCGATCGACTGATCCCTGAAGAACTCCGCGTTCTCCCTCTGGCGCTTCTGGATTTCGATCTGGAGTTTCAACGCCTCCGGATCGGGCCCACCGCCGACGATCTTGAGTTTCGGCAGGCCCGCGCCCAAGTCGCCCCATGGGGACTCCTCGCCGGGAATCAGTTTCCGGCCGGAGATCAACTCGCGGATCTCGTCGTCGGTCATGCCGCGCTTCCGCAGGTCGTCGATCTTGACCTTGCCGGATCCGACGTCGCGCCGGAGGGCGTCCGTCTCCATCTGCTTGTAGCGGGCGTCCATCCCCTCCTTCATGTCGGAGTACTCTTTGTAGATAATCGCGCCCGCTCCGATGATCCCGCCCGCCAACAGGAATGCCGGGTTCACGGCCATCGCAAGGTTCAGCGCCCCCTGCGCGAGCGCCCACGCCTTGGTCGCCGCCGTGATCGTCGCGATGATGCCGACCAGGACCAGCGCGCCCTTGCCGAACTTCTCGATGGCGTCGGTGTGGTCCCCGAAGAACTTGACCATGCCCTTCAGGATCGTGACAGCCGCCTGCAACTCCCCCTGGAACGCCTTGCCCACGTCCTCCCTGAGATCCTTCATGTCGCGGGAGAGTTTCGCCATCTGGCCGTCGAACGTGCCCGCCGCAGCAGCAGCGGACCCCTGGATCTCCTTCGCGGCCTCCACGATGGCGTTGTACCGGACCTGCTTGACCTCCAGATCGGTGAGGGTCTTGCCGTGGAGTTCAGCCTCCAGCCGCGCGACTTGCTCTGCTTTCGCGAGATCCGGAAACAGGCTGAGCGTCCTGAGGCCGCGAGACTGGCCCGTCTCGATCGCCAGCATGATCTTCTCGAATGCATCCGCCGCGCTGACGCCTTCGGTGCTCACAGCGGCGGCGTCCTTGGCGATCTTGGCGAGGCTCTGCGCCTTGTCCAGACCGATGTCGGCGATGATGAGCTTCTGCACGCTGGTCGTGGCATCGGAGGCGGCGTACCCAACCTCGCGGATCGCATCGATAGCCTTCTGCGCAGCACCCGCCCCGTCGCCGTGGGCCTTGGCCAGCGTGCGCGCAATCGCAACGGCGCGGTCGGCGTGCGCCGCTTCCTTCGCCGCCTCGACGGTCCACTCCTTGGCGAAGTCGATGGCCTTCTTGATTGCGTCCGCGAACAGATTGCCAGCCGTCGCGCCCTTCACCATCGAAGCCGTCATGCCGTCGATACCGGACGAAGCGGCACGCGCGGATTTGGTGGCAGCGGCTTCGATGCCCGACAGATTCGCGTTGACGGACTTGATGGACTGGTTCGCCTTGTCCACCTCGACCGTAACGACCAGTTCGATCTGGTTGCTATTTGCCATGCGCGTGCGTTCGCTCGCGGTCCAACTGGTCCCGTTCTTCGTCCAGGATCACCATTGCGTAGAATTCGTCGGCCCGGATATCGTCCAGCCCGATGTGGATTCCCAGGTTGAGAGCCGCGCGAAGGTCCAGAGCGCGCCGGATGAGCAAGCCGACTTCGGAAGTCTGGGCAGCGTCGAGTTGGTCCTGGGGGCAGTGGTCGCAGCGGCCGCCATCGGGCGCATCCGGACAGAGGCCGGGATCGCACAACTCGTCGCGCCGGAGCGCCCAGTGGACGAGGTAGCGCAGGGAGGGCCGCTCCGGCCACTCCCCAGCTAGAAATTTGCTTCCCGATCCTCCTGGAAGGACGCGTCGAGAGCATCGATGGCGGCTTTGACCGCGACGGCCTGGTGGATGATGGGCGCGTCTCCCGCGTACCCTTCGGTCGCGTCGACGAGCTTCTTGTAGAGATCGGCCGCCGCGCGCATGTTGATGGTGAGTTCCTGGCGGTTGAACGGCAGGTCCAGCACGCGGGCGAAGCCGCGCCGGTACTGGTTCACGTCCTTGGCGGACGGCATTTTCAACAGGTGCGTAACGGTGCCGCCCAGCACACGGAGCGTGACCAGGAATGCATCACCGGCCAGCACCACATCGTCTACGTCGCAGGTGGCCAACTGCTCGATGACCTTCTGCGCCTCGAAGGCGTCGACCTCGGGCGCCTCCTCCGTGCGGATCTTCGCCAGCATCGCGGCGTCGATCTCTTCGCCGTTCGGAATCGTCGTCTCGGAGATTCCGCGCCCGAGTTGCTTGACGATGACTTTGCGGCGGCGCTGGCGTTCGGCCCACTCGTCGTCGGATGGGAACCGAACCCGGACGGTCTTCACACCATCCGGACCACGGAGTTGAATCGCGACCGGACGGGCCGCGTCGAAAACAGGAGCGTTGGTTTCCATGGTTGTCCTTTACTGGCAGATCTGGTCTGCGGTGGTTTTACCGACGGCCGTCAGGATGCCGTTGGTGGTGTCGTACATCGGCACGCACTCGACCGCAACGGTGAGGATCTGGTCCGTCTCCGCAATCTCGACCACGGAGTAGGTGATCTTCTGCCAAGTCAACTGGAGCGAGTTGTTCGTGTCGTACGCGAGCGTGACGACGGCCGTGCCCGAGGTCTGCGCCTTGAGCTTCGTGTACTCGTCCGATCCGTTCATGAACCGCGCGACGAACTTCAGGTTGCCGGCACGGTTGCCGAACTCGAGTCTGCCGCGGATCGCGCCCGTGGACCCGTCGCCCGCAGTCTGGAAGCCGGAGCCAGGGTAGAAGCCCGCATCCATCCGGATGTTGTTCTTCCAGCCCGTCTCCAGGGAGACGATGTTCTTGTTGGTCACATAGTCGACGCCGTTAATCGAGAGAGTCAACGACGCGGAGGGCAGGAGTTTCTCCGTGGTCGCGGCGGGCATTGTGATGCCGGTCGCCGAATCGATGACCTTGCCGGACCCGACCAGTTCGACGCTGATCTTGCTGTTTGCGCGGCCGGGGCCGGAGCCAACGGAGATCTGGAAGCCCTCGACCGCCATCCCGACCGCCTGCCGGTCAACTACAACGCCGCCGCCAGGACGGATCTGCTCGACGTAGGAGAGGTACGGCAGCTCAGCGGCATCGCCGGCGGAGGGAATCAACGGCGTGCAGGTGTAGACGTACGGTCCCGCTCCGCTCTTGACGACCTTGCCCAGACCGAAGCAGACGGCCCATGTGCCGATCTCCGCGCCGAGGTATTTCTCCAGCGCAACGCTCACATCCCAGGCGGTCTTGTACGTCACGGTCGGGAACTCGTGGCCTTTGCCGTACTCCTCAGCGTCGTTTTCGGTTGCCAGCTTCGGGTTCGCGAGTGCAGCGTTCAACTTGCTGAACCGCCACATGTCGGCGGCTACCTGCGCCGTCGCGATATCGGCCTGCTTCTTCTTCCCGAAGCAGACCAAGACCTCCTGGAGTCTAGTCGTGGACATCGGTCGTCACCTCCTTGTCGTTGGCCGGCGGGTCGCACTGGCTCCAGCCCGCGACCATAAGTGGGGCGATCAGTTCGGGTTTCGCTTCGACCTTCCGGACCTCGGCGCCGCCCCACGGTGCGCGCATGTAGACGAACTCAGTCATCGCCAATCTCCGTGAACGTAATGGGAACTTCGAAATAGTCCAGACCCTCCGCATCGGTCTGGCGTTGGATCGACGGCAGATCCATTGGGTGGCAGTTGGGGTGAACCTGGAGGTTCAACATCTGCTGCCCGCTGTGCGTCGGGACGCCTTTCGTGATGAGCCGGAACAAGCGGTAGTACGGCGTCGGCGGGTCGCCATCAAACGTCTCCCGCGCACGCAGGAACAACGTGACCTGATGCTTCCACACGTCGAACCCGCCAAAGTTGCCGGGCCCCGTGCCCTGCCAGACCGCCATGATCGACGGCGCGGGCATCTGGTGTAGCGCGTGCGCGAGGCTGACCTTCTTAGGGTACTGATCGTGGTACGCAAAGATTCGCTCCGGATCGCCGCCCATCTCGTCGACCAGATCGGGAATGTCGCGCAGCGTGGCGACCAGATTGTCTACCAGAACAGAGTCGTCAAACATCACTTACCCCCGAGCGCCCGCTCCAGGATGAGTTTTGGGGCCATCTCACTGAGTACCCGCCGCGCAGACTCCGCGACCGCTACCCGGTTCTTGGGAGAGAACACCGCCCACGGCTCGATCTTCTGATTGAGCCACGCCTTCATGCGGTCCTTCCGCGTGGAGTTGCTGGCCTTCGCCTTGTTGTCGGAAACCGTGCGCACCTGAAAGTTCCGCAGCATGTCGCCGGTCAACATCAGGTTGCGGCGGTTTCCCCTGCCGAGTTTTGTTTTCTGAATCGCATACCGTCTGGTCAGTGGCTTCGCCGCAGAGTCGGTCGGACCCTGCGCCGCCGCCAGGCGGTTTTTGACGGCGGCCACGCCAACTGTTCCGATCTTGAACATCGACTGCTGGCGGAAGTTCATCTGGTCGATCCGGACCTGTTTCTTGTAGAACACCCGCACCGAAGCCATCAGATCTTCTCTCGAATGGAAAGCCAGCACCCGCCGGCGGGATCGTTCAACACTTCGAAGACCGTGTAGACCGCACCGTCGACCGTAACCTCGTCACCGTGGTCGGGAGGCGCCGCAAAAGCGGACAGTGCCACGAACAGCCGCGCGTACACGGTATCCGGATGGCGTTGCTCGTCAGTCCTCTTGTCCAGGATGCCGATGACCGTGAACGGAGCGTCGGCGCCCTGCTGGTACGAAACCGGCTGGCCGAACGCGGCCAGAATAGCCGCGTTCGCCAGACCGGATTGTTGCGACCACGCCGACATGGATTACGCCGCGGCGGTGGTGTAGAAAACCCAGACTTCGATGACGCCTGCAGTCAGCGGGCCAGTGGCGATCGTGACATTGATCTTTCCAGCCGCGCTCATCTTGAAGGGCGTCGCAACGGCCGTGGGCACCGCGATGGCGTTCGTGCCGAGCGACGCCTTCGCGGTAGCCGTGAGGATGCTCGCGGCGCCGGAGCCCGCCACAGTGCCGATCGAGACGGTGGCCAGTCCGGCTGCCGCAACCGCGGTAGTCGAAACCACGGTGCCGCCGAAGACAACAGCGTTGATCGGGATGGTATCGCTGACCGCCGGAGTGCAGGAGGCGCCGCCATCAACGCTGAAGTCGTATTTGGCGTACGCCACCTTGAGGCCGTGCGCCTGCCCGGAGAAGCCGGGCACGCCGAACAGGTTGACCCGCACGACGGCGGCACCCGTGGCGGCGGCCAACTCGACCGCTCCGATCAGCAGATTGCTGCCGACCGTGGACGTCACCTTCTTCGCCGAGTCGTCCCAGTAGGCCAGATCGCCCTGCGCGAACGTGCTCGCGTCCTTGGCGAGATCGTAGACGCCCTCGACCTCGCACTCGACGTTGTTGCCCGAGAGCGTGTCGTTGGCGGCCACACCGAAGACGTTGCCCACTTTGAAGCCGCCGCCGGACAGCACGTCGTAGGGCGCCACGAGGGTGAGATTGCGGCCGCTCTTTACGTAATTGATCATGGTTCTGTTCTCCTTTTCGTTGCTTCGGAATGGTGGTTCAACCGCCCTACGCGGCGGTGTTCTTCTGCAAGCCGCGATAGTCGATCGCAGCGGCCGCGAAATCCAGGCGAGCCTTGATCTCGACGCCGTCCACCTCGAAGCCCTGGCGGGTTTCGATGTAGACTCCCTGCTGCCCCTCGAGGTAGCAGTACTCGATGGTGTCAATGGTGCTGGGGTCGGCCGCCGTGTACCAGTTGGTGTCGCCGACGCTGGCCACCGCATCGAGGCGCGGCTCGACGATCGGTACCATCGCGCGCACGAAGGCGGGCACGTCGGCCGAGGACGCCGTGGCCGCCAGGTTGATCGGGTTGGTGATCTGAACCGCGATGCCTTCGAGCGCCGCCGGGATGATCAGGAATTTGGGAATCAGGTTCAGGATCGTGCCCTTGGGCGCGGTCTGCTTGCGCATGAGCTTGCGCGCCGCGGTGATGTTCGCCACGGCCGCCAGGGCGTTGGTGCCCTGCAGGTTCTTGTGGCTGGCGTGGAACAGCGGCACACCGTCGGCCATGTTCGCATTCGCCGTGATCACCGCCCACACGGTGTCGCTTTCGAGCGTCGCGGCCGCGATGCCCAAACCGGCGGGGATCCGGGTCAATGCCTGGAGGTCGTCGTTGATCACCACCTTCCGGGTGATCGGCACGATGCCGCCCCAGGTCGTGAGCGTGTAGGACTCCTTGGAGTCGCTGAGATAGATGCGGACGAACTCCCCGTTTTCGTTGGTCTTCTGTAGCGCGGCGATGTCGCTCAACTGGATGCGGTTCACCGGCTTGAAGTCGGCGGCCGTGACCTGCCGGCAGAATGGCACGAATGTGCGGGGCGCTGCGTCATACGCCTGTCGCAGAGTTTTGTTGGCGACGTTCGCCAGGATGTTGGGAAAGTCGCTGGTGGTCATGGTGCCGTCGAAGTACTCCGCGGCCCCATTCCGGCCCTGGAGCGCAACACGAGCGATCTCGTGCCGGTCCATTCCGCGGGTCTTCACGCCGACGGCATTCAGGCACTCGCGGGCCATGTCCACCAGGGTGAGCCCGGCGAAGTCGCGACCCTTCTCGATCATCTCGCGCGACGCGCGCGGGTTGCCCCTCAGGAACAAGGCCGCTTCCATTCCTTCGCGCCGCTTGTCCGCCTCGTCCTTGCCGCCGAAGGTGGCGGGCGGGTTGATCGGATTGGATGGATGCTGCTCGAACTCCGCCTGGACCTTCGTCATGATGCGCTCGCGAGCGGTCTCGACGGACACGCCCTCGTCGATCAGCGATACGAGGAAGCGCTCCTCCACTTTGAACGGGCCGGTGGCGAGCGACCGGATTGTGGCCGCGCGCAACCGCTCCGCCTTCACCGCCTCGTCGCGCGCCGCGGCGAGGGCTGCTTCATTCTGACGGGCCTCAACGCCCGGGTCCTGCGTGGTCGTTTCCATGTCAGGTTTCTCCTCTGTGTGGGCAGATGCCCGTGGACTCTCAACTACACTCGGTGGCGCCGGTGACGTTCCCGCCGCCGACATGAAATTGGTGGCCGCGTCGGCGGCCACTGACACCAGAGAGATCTCGAACGGTTCCCAGTCCGTCGCCGTGAACTCCCTGCGCTCCTGGCCCTTCGGCGTGGTGTCGACTTTCTTGTAGATCCACATGCCGGGGCTGAGGTTCTGAATGATGCCGCCCTTGACGTCGTTCCAGATCGGCGTCACGGCGTCCCGCTTGCTGAACTGGATCGTGGCCAGGCCGGTAGACTTCTTCGCCCATGCCTTTCGCACCACGCCGAGTTGGCTTTCCACTCCGTAGGCGCTATGCGAATCCAACACCGGACCGCCGTTATTCAGGCGATCCAGACGGCAGCCTTTCATGTCGAGGATGAGGTCGTATTCCTCGCCGGTGCGCCAGTCGAACCGCGGCACCTTGGCGCCCGTGTACCAGACCGCGTCAATGGTGCGGGCATCGTCATTGGCCGACGGCGGCGCGAAGGTCGCCGCCACCGTGAAACGCTCGACCTGGAACTCTGCGGCCTCCTGTTGGCTCTCAGGCTGCGTGGCTGCGGCGATGACCTCGGCCGGCACAGTCTCCGGTGCTGTCCCCGCGATTTCTTCGGGCATGAAAGACTCCTTCCTTTATTGCTTGAGTTACGAGGTGTAGCTTCTGGTGGGTGAATCCCACTGCCGGGCCGCATGTCTCACTGTGCCCGCCTGGTTCGGTTTCGCCGGTGGCTCCGGCGCATTCTCGCTGCCGCCCGCCTGCTCAACGCCCTTGTCGCTCACCCGGCGCGGATCGCAGTCCAGAATGATCTGCAACTCGTCGAGCAGGTCGTTCATCCGGCGAATTTCCTGCAACTGCTTCTCGGGGTCGTACCCGTTCTGCGCGATCGCCTCGGACAACGTCAATGTGCCGGTGCGGATGCGCTTCAACTCGGCCATGGCGTCCTTCAGCGGATCCACCGATTCGAACTTGGGGGCCGTCCATTGCACGCCGTAGTTCGCCTCGGGAATCTTGCCGATGAAAACCAGGGTGTCAATGAACCTGCGCCACGTCGGCCGGCAGTACATCGGGATCAGCGTCAACCACCGGAACGCCTCGATGGCGTTACGGAACCCCAGCATGCCCGCACGATACGAAGAGTAATTGACGTTCGACAAATCCCCGGACAGCAACTCATACGGAACGTCGATACCCGCGCCGATGCCCTGAAGTTCGGTCATCAGGTAGTCGCGGTAGCCGCCAACCGGCGACGGCGCATTGAACTTGATGTCCTCGCCCGGCTTCAAATACTCGATCATGCCGGGATACATCCGCTCCAGTGTGTTCCCGGTTTTCGGGTCCGTGGACTTCGCACCCAGCGGCAGGCCGCCCGAGCCTTCGGGGCGAGTCACGATCCCCGCCAGGCACGCCTCGGTCTTCTTCCGCATGCGCTCCGCGTCCCGGTAGTCGTCAAGGTCCCGCATCGCCAGCATCACCGGCGCCAGCCACGGCACACCGCGCACCTGGCCGGGCCGCAGGATGCAGTATGTATGCATCACCTGGGAGGCCGGCACCGGCTGGCTCAGGATTCCGCCGCGCGGATTCAGCATGAAGACGCCGCCCGGGTGGTAGTTGTAAAGCCAGTAATATTCGCGCTGCCCGTAGAGGTTGAATTGAATGCCCTGGATGATGTGGCCGGTCGCAATCCCCATCGTGCGGGAGATGTCGAGGAAGTCCCCTTCCAACACCTGCAACTGGAGGGGCACCCGGAAATTGTCCTGCGGCAACCGCTGCCGGAAACGGACGATCCCGTCACCACTCTCGGCGGTGGTCCGCACGATGAGGGCCTGCATTCCGTAGAAGTCCAACTGCCCGCCCGGATCGCAGTTCTCGGCGAAGTAGAGCCACTCCCCGTCGATGATCTTGTCGAGCTCAGGCGTCCCAGTCTTCGCCTGTGGAACGATTCCGGTTCCCACGGTGTTGCCGACCAGTTCCGCAATGGCCTTGCTGGCGTATGGATTGTTGCGCAGCAGATCGCGCGACCGGTTGCGCAGGTTGATCAGAGAGGCGCCAACCTCAGTGTTTGCGTCGCCGCCCGCGGCTACCCATCCGTCCGTGCGACGGCCCGACTTCGCACCGTCATACGCAAACATCTCTGCTGCGGCGCGGAATCGCGCGCGGCGATAGGCCCGCTCGGGCGAGAAGTAACCGATCACTCTGTCGAGGGCGTTCATTCAATCCCTGCTGTGCATGGCCAGGCTGAAAGAGGATGGCGTCGAACCCGAACCGGCGGCGATCGCTGAATCGATGTCGGCGAGCGCCTTTCGCATGTCGTCGACGCTGTTGTACTCAACGGCGCGGTCGGTGAACTGCACCCGGCGAGTCCCACTGAAGATGGCGCGTTGCAGCGCGTCGCGCATCGATTGCAGCTCCGTGGTTTGGATCATTTGAACCAGTCCTTGCTACCGAACCAACCATCGGGGCGGTTGCCGAAGTAATCGTCCCGGCGCACGGTCCGCGGCGGTTCCGGCGTCGTGCCCTCAAGTTCCGCCCAATCCTCCTCCGTGAACCGATCGATCCCACAGACGGCCGCAGCCGCGCGGCAGAGCACCGCCAGATCGAGAGGCTCGTTCCGGACCGATTTATCCGGCACCCACTCCACCTTCCCGGTCGACCGGATGATCCGCTTCTCGGAGCAGAGCCCGCGATAAAAGTCCTGATCCTTGTAAGCGTAGTGCTGGTATCCGGGTGGGTACGTGCCATCGTCGGGCAGCACGATCCGCAGCCAGTCGTAGAACTCCTGCTTCGCCCAGTGCGTGCCGATGTGCCAGATCCGGACGTTCTGCCGCTTGCGTGAGGCGTCGGTCGGCGACACCGACACGATCAGCTTCAAAAAGTCCGGCTTACCCTTCGTTGCGACTACGGTGCGCGGCGCGGCGATCACGTCGCCTGCGGGGCCGTGCGCCGGTTGCGGGTGGCGCGCGGCAAAGTCGTAAACCATCTGCGGCCGGAAGCCCGAGTCGATCGTCATCGCCATGATGGGCGCGGTGCCGCCCGACTCGCGCGGCCAGTCCAGGGCCAGCAACGCTTCCAACTCCTGCCACACTTCCGGCGAGGAAGTTTTGAGCGGCTGCCCGGCGTGGTCGGGCACCTGGATCACCCGGTAGTCCACCGACCAGGACTCCTTGCCCTGCCCATAGGCTTTGACCTCCACCTCGAGCCTGTCGTCCTGCACATCGACGCCGGCTACAAGCAGCAATCCCTTCGCCGGTACGACCCCAAGATCGTAGTCCTCACGCCGCAGATACACCTTTTCCCAGTCGGGCGCCGACCCGCGCTCCGTCCAGAGTTCCGCCAGCACCGTGTTCAGGAACGCCTTCAGCGTCTCCGTCGACTCCTTGGCGACCAGGAACTCTGCGGCGATGGTCCCCCAGGAACGCTTGGGTGAGATCAACTGCGACACCCGGAATCCGGGTATTGGAGATCCGGGATTCTGCGGACGGTATTCCCCGCGTTCCACCATCCACGATTTCTGGTTGTGCGGGATGAGTTCCCGGCAGTTCTCGCAGCAGTAGGCGGCCTTCTCCGGTTCGCCATCCGGCCACACCAACCCGCCGTCCGTGCCGTCGCTGAACACGAGAATCTGAAAGTGGTTGCACTTCGGGCACGGCACGAAGTACTCGCGCTGGTCGCTCGTGTCCCACGCAGCCTGGATCCTGCTCTCCCCGTCGACGGTCGGCGTCGAGCACATGATGATCTTCTTGTTGTGCTCAAACTCGCCGGTGCGCTGGATCGCAAGCGATACCGGATCGCCCTCCGACCCGGCGCTCACCGGGTACCTGTCAATCTCGTCCAGCAGCAAGTACCGGATCGGACGCATGGCCAGGCCGGACGGCGAGATGGCGCCGGTGAAGGTGATGTGGCCGGACCCGTTGGCGAACACCTTATGCATCGCCGTGTTGTTCGAGTCGCGGGACTTTACCGCGGAGAGCTTTCCTTTGAGCGCCGGCGAGTGCCGGAACAGCGGCGCGACGCGATCCTTGGAGAGAGCCTTGGCGTCTTCCGATCGCGGTTCCACGGCCAGCGTCGGCCCCGGATCGATGTCCGCGATGTAGCCCAGGAAGTTCACCATCACCGACGTCTTCAGCATCTGGGCGGCGGACATCAACACCACCTGCTTACACGGATGGCTCGGGCTGAGGACGTCCATCGGTTCTCGCTGGTACGGTCGCGTGTGCCACTGGCCCCGCTCCGCCGAGCCGGATCCGGTGAGCACCACGTTCTCGTCGGCCCACTTCGAAACGGAGATGTCCCGTGGCGGCAGCAAGGCCTCCGCTCCAACCTGGTACATCGAGAATGGCGCGCCCATCAGTAACCTGCGTCCGAGATCGCCTTCGCCATCTTGCGGCGCAGAGCGTTCGTCTCACCCACAAGGATTCGGTGAATCTCCGCTTCGGTTTTTGCGGCGGCCACCAGCGGTGCCACGCGATCGGGGTACGCAGACAGTGCATCACCGACGATCGCCGACCAATGGGCCGCATACTCACCGGCCTTGGTGGCCTGGATCAATTTCCCGGCCCGTTCCTCATACTCCAACTGCGCCGTCTTCGCCTTGAAGGTTTCGCTGACGGCGCGGGCCCGCAAGTACGCGGCAACAGGATCGCTCGATACGTCGGGCTGGCCCGTCATGCCCGAACTGACGCGCGACGGCGCGGTCGAACTGACGGGCGCAACTTGCGGTCTGGTGGCCTGATGCAGAGTCTTTCCCGCGAACGTATTGCGTTCCCATTCCTGGTTTGCCCGCTCCGGATCGATGGTCCCGTCGGCGTTCGGCGTGATCCTCTTTGACTTAATCGCCTTCAGCACCGCACTGAGGGCTACACCTCGCAGCCGTGCGTAGGCCCGCTGGGAAACTCCGGTCATAAGTACCCCCTGCGATCACCCAATCCCACGCCCGCCGCCATTGAATCTTTCTTCAGAAAAGTCGAACTTCGGCCTTGCCTTCCGCCGCCACCGAAGTGATGTATGTGTTCGATGCAACGCACTGCCAAGACCACCAAGCAAACCGCCGACGCATGCTACGCGGAACGTCACGCAGAAGCCCAGGACCTGCTGAAACGCATCGCCAGCCGACTGGAGCAGCACAAGCAGGAACAGGCCCAGGAACCCGCCAACTGGGGCTACGCTGGCGACCTCGGCCGCGTCACCGAGGAACTCGCTCACGTCCTCGCCAGCCTGGGCGACCGCAGCGCGGTGGATGCGAAAGGACTGGAGTACTGACCATGCAAAAGCAAAACGTACACATCGGATCGATCTACATCGTCAAGGTCAGCGGCGCGCTGGCCAAAGTCCGCATCACCCGCGACCACCCGCGTGGCGGTTGGTACGGCACGAACCTCGCCACGGGCCGCGAGGTCCGCATCCGGACCGCCGCGCGCCTCCGATCAGAAGCATCCCCGGATGGCTCGCGGAGGCCGGTTCGCAATCCGAGGGCCCACGACTTCAGTGCCGACGAACTGCGTGCCATTGTCGAACGCGCCAAGAGGGAGGTCCTCGCTCACGTTGCCGCCGGTATCGTGCCTCGCACCTGCGCATCCTTCAGCGAACTGCACGACTACGTGGATGCCAACGGGTACGGCGGAGCCTTTGAGCGTCCCTTCGACAACAACGAGACGGACTTCTGGAATGCGGTTCAGGACGCCGTGGACCGCTGGATCAAACAGGGAGGCCTGAACGAGAGCCTCACAGAGGACGAGGCGCGCCGCATCGTCGACGAAATCGAATTCTGAATCAGGAGAAAACCATGACCACCTTTGCCATCACCACCGACAACAACATCACCGCCTTCACCGCCGCAGAGCAGGTTCCCGAAGGCCAGCAGCGTTTCGCCACCGAGAAGGAGCTTGCCAAAGTCTCCACCGAGTGGCCGATCAGCCGGTTCGCCGAGGTCTGGAACGGCTTCGCCGGAGTGGTGCCCTTCGATAGCCTGAAGCCGGTCAAGAGGTTCACTGACCGCAAGACGGCGGTCAACCGCATCTGGAAGGCCATCCAAGCACTGACGCCCGCTCCCGCGCCGGAGTCAGCCCCCGCCGCGCCCAAGAAAGCCAGGGCGGCCAAGGCTGCCACCAGCAAGGATGAGGCGCCCACGGCGCGCGACGGCAGCAAGAAAGCCATCGTTCTGGAACTGATGCGCCGAGCCGACGGCGCCACGCTCAAGGAGATCATGGCAGCGACTGACTGGCAGGCTCACAGCGTGCGTGGGTTCATCTCCGGGGCGATCACCAAGAAGATGGGCCTCACCGTCGAGTCCTTCAAAAAAGAGAGCGGCGACCGCGCATACCGCCTCGCCAAGTAGCCCGCACCTCCCTTGCCGCCGCCGGACTCACAAGCCGGCGGCGTTTCTGTTCTTCAGCTCATCAGTGATGGTCGCGAACCTCTCGTGGACCAGTTCTTCCCGCAGTTCACACTCGCCACGTCTCACGTAGGTGCCGTTGATCCGCGTGATGATCCGGTTCTCCAGTTCCGCCAGTTCCTTCCGGACTTCCGCCAGCAACGCGCGGTTCTGCAAGCTCACGTAGGTCCCGATCAGGCCGGAGATCAACCCGCTTGCGGGGATCAGAATCTGAAAGAAGTGCTCGTTCACGTTTCCTCTCGATGATTCTCAACTCGGCCGACCAGTCCGACAGGGCCAGACAGAGGCCCTCAACATCGGGGTGACCACCGCGCAGCAGCGCTTCGATAGCTGCAATCTCACGGCGGCACCGCGCCATCTCACGTTCGGCATCAGGTCCTACGACTTCTACCGTGGCGGATTCGTGACCGGCTGCTGCGGCTTCGGCGGGCATCTGTGGCCTGTCTTCGCGAGGCATCCGACTTGGTGACCTGCCTTCTTCACCCCGTGGACGGCCTTCTGCGCTCCGATCACCAGGAGACCGACGGCCATCGCGGCCACTATGATTCCTGGGGTTGGCACGGATCCTCCTGCTTCTGTTCGAGCCGGCCTTGCTTGCCGGTAAACTCCTGCCACCTGGAGACGATCACGTCGCAGTACTTCGGCTCGAGCTCGATCGCGCGCGCCTGTCGCCCGGCCTTCTCGCAGGCGATGATCGTGGTGCCGGAACCGCCAAATGGATCGAGCACCGTGTCGCGGCCCTTGCTGCTGTTCCGGATGGCGCGCTCCACCAACTCGACCGGCTTCATCGTCGGGTGGAGATCGTTCACCACCGGCTTCTTTACGAACCAGACATCGCCTTGGTCACGGGCGCCGCACCAGAAGTGATCCGTGCCTTCCTTCCAGCCGTACAGGATCGGTTCGTATTGCCGTTGATAATCCGAACGCCCCATCGTGAACGTATTCTTCGCCCAGATGACGAACGTGGACCAGTGGCCGCCTGCCTCGCGAAACACCCGCTGCAACGTGTGGATCTCCGACGAGGACATGCAGACGTAGATCGCGCCCTTAGTCACCGCGAGGATATTCACGCAGGCGTCCCGCAGGAACTGTTCGAAGTCCTGGCCAAGGTTGTCGTTGGCGATCCTCCGCTTGTTGCCGCGGAGCCTGTCTTTCATCGTCGCGCCGTAGTTCACGTTGTACGGTGGATCGCAAAAGACCATGTCTGCCAGCCCGCCCGCGAGAACCTTCTCGACGTCGGCCAACTGCGTGGCATCGCCGCACAGCAGTCGGTGCTCCCCGAGAATCCAGACATCGCCGGGAACGGTGAGCGCGGCCTCCGGAGTCTCCGGCACCGCGTCATCGTCGGTGTTGCCGGCGTGGACTTCTTCGGGGTCGCGAAGCAGCCCTTCGATCTCTTCATCGGTGAACCCGACCACTTCGAGGTTGAAGCCGTCCTCGTCGAGCGCGGCAATCTCCACGCGGAGCATCTCCTCATCCCATCCGGCGTTGAGTGCCAGCCGGTTGTCAGCCAGCACCAGCGCACGCCGTTGGGATTCGGTCAGGTGATCGAGGACGATGACCGGAACTTCGGTCATGCCCAGTTTGCGAGCTGCAAGCAGGCGCGCGTGGCCGGCGATAACGATTCCATCCGCGCCGGCCAGAATCGGATTTGTCCACCCGAACTCGGCGATCGATGCCGCGACTTGGGCGACCTGTTCCGCACTATGCGTGCGCGCATTCCGGGCGTAAGGAATGAGCTTGTCGACCGGCCACGCCGCTACCTGCAGGTTCGTCATGCGTTGTTGGGTTGAGCGGATTTCTGGAACAGTCCCAGCGCGTTGTGCAGATCGACGATCTTCGCGATCATCGGCACGACCACCGCGACGAGTTTGTCCCAGCTGAATTGCTTCGCCAGGTCCGTGCTCCCGTCATAGGCGGACTTGAGCACGTCGAGCACGAGTTCCAGCTTCTTGTTTCCCTGGCCGGCCAGCGGAATTGCCTGCTCGACGGCCTGGACGGCTGCCAGAACCAGGGGGAAGATCTTGAGGATGATGAGAAGGGTGTTCATCGTGTTGGCTCCGTGAAGGTACGGGGCGGTGCGGCGACCGCCCCATCCGGAAGAACGGCCTACGCCGTCTTCGGCTGCGCCTGGTTCACCACGTTGGCGATGGAGGTCGTCGCGGTGGCGAGCGCTTCGACGATCTGCTGGAGCGTGGCCAGCACCGGGGTGATCGTGGCATCCACCTGCTTGGCGACGGCGGCGGCCACGGCCTGGGCATCCACGCCCACGCCGGCAGCGCTCACGTCGGTGGCGCGGTTGGCGGGAACGGCGCCCGCGGTGAGGTTGGATCCGGCGCCGCGCGACACCGGGTTCAGTTCGTCCGTCCAGAGGGCGTCGGCCGCGACGTCGGCGTGCCGGATGGCCTGCTTGCCGACCATGTTGGCGGTCTCGACCGCGTTCTGCAGCGCCTGCGACGCGATCTGGTTCAGCCGGGTCGTCTCGATGAGCGACTGGCGCGCGGCCTGGACGTCCAGATCCTGGTACACGTCGTAGGTGCGCTTGATGTTGGCGTACGTCACCCGCTGGTTCTCGTTGTGGGCGGCGCCGCCGGTGGCGCTTGCGTTTTTGAAAGACTCGTCCGTCCCGGTCTCGAACTCGCGTTCGCCCTGGTTCGGAGTGGCTACTTCGGGCATACTGGCTTTCTCCTTGTTGGTTTTGGGTTGAACTTCGTTTACGGCTTGCCCTTGGCTCCGTAGCAGGGCATGCCGTTGGGTTTGCGGCGGATGGATTTCGAGTCGCGCTGGCGCAGATCAGCGCCATCCACTGCCCGGACACCCCGGTCCGCCGCGACTTCGCTGAACTTCTCGCCGGTTTCTGCAAGGATCGGCTCGGTTTCGGCCAGATGTTCGATCCGGCGCAGGATCACGTCGCAGTACGCCGGCGAGATCTCGCAGCCGTAGCCTGTCCGCCCCAGCACGTGGGCCGCAGCCATGGTGGTGCCGCTTCCCATGAACGGATCGAAGACAACGTCGCCAGCGTCCGTGAACGCCTTCACGAAGAACTCGACCAGGGTGCGCGGGAACGGAGCGGAGTGCGATCCCTGGCTGCTCTCCGTCTTCACCTCGATCACGTTGCTCGGGCGCGCCACCCCGCTGTGCCGGCCATCTGAATCGTTCGCTCCGGGCATCGCGGCCGCACTCCCACGCGCGCCGGTCCCGAGCAATCCGCTCCCCGACGTCGATTTCGGATTGTCCGGAGAGTAGTCAAAGCAGTCCTCGGACTCGTGCCCGACCGCCTGCGGCCGGAACTTGATCTGCTGCTGGCGGCAGAAGTGGTAAATGGGTTCGAAGGCGTTCTTGAACCTGTTTCCCCATCCGCCCGGCACGCCGTTGTCGGTCTTGCGCCAGCAGAACTCATCCACGAACCGCCAACCCCACGCTCTCCGGTGCGCCAACACCAGGTCCATCACGTAGAGGTTCCGCTCGCCCTCGTCGGCGTGAGCCTTGATGTTCAGGAAGTAGGATCCGTCCGGCGCCAGGACCGACTCGACGCCCGCTGCCACCGCGCAGTACCACTCCACATACTCGTCCGGTGGCACCGGCTTGAATCCGCTCGACGGATCATACTCGCGCTGCGTGGCATAAGGCGGCGACGTGATTGCCACATTCGCACTGGCGCCCGCCATCAACTTCTCGACAGTGGCACGGTCGCGGCAGTCGCCGCAGATCAGACGGTGTCGCCCGATCAACCACACATCGCCGGTCAACGTAACCGGCTGCGTGGGAGGTTCGGGAACCGCATCTTCCTCGACGGCGGTGGCAGCCTGCGGTTCGCCGGCGGGCAGTATCGCGGCGAGTTCGTCGTCGGAGAATCCCACCAGAGACAGGTTGAACCCATCCGCGCTGAGCGATTCCAAGGCAACCCGTAGCAGTTCATCATTCCACCCGGCATTCAGCGCAAGCTGGTTATCCGCGATGATGTATGCGCGCCGTTGAATGTCGCTGAGATGGCCCAGCACAACCACCGGCACCTCCGCAAGACCCAGCTTGCGGGCGGCCAGGAGGCGGCCGTGGCCGGCGATGACTCCGTCCGTGGAATCGACGAGGATCGGATTCACGAAGCCAAACTCGACGATGGATGCGGCGATCTGCGCTACCTGTTCCGGAGAGTGAGTCCGCGCGTTCTGCGCGAAGGGCACCAATTGGTCGATAGGCCAGATCTCAATGTGCTGCGCCATCGCCGGCGCGATACGGGTTTCAACCACGGATGCCGTCCACCGTTTGAATTCGTCGACCGATCCACCGCATCACCGGGACCGCCATCGAGTTGCCGATCGCCCGGTACCGCGGACCGTCCGGTGTAGCCCCTAATCTCAGGGCTTGCTCCAGACCGATTCCGAGGTAACCGGCCATCTCCTCGATCTCATTCGTGCGCAGCCTTCGCCGGTATGTCGGGATTAGCGTGTAATCGTCCGGCAGACCCTGGAGGCGCTCGCATTCGCGCGCGGTAAGTCGCCTCACCGCAAACCATGTGGCCAGGAGCGGAGCGCTGTCACCGCGCCCAGACCGGCCCGACTGTGCTTTCAACGGGGGCGCAATGCAACTCGGCGATCCACGCCCGTTCCGCGCAAACCGGGACTCGAAGACGACTGGAGGTCCCACCGATCCGCTATCGCTGGCGAGCACCGGCGGTGCGATGTCACTGGGAGCGAAACCGTCCTGCCCGAATCCACGGAACGCAACCGCGATCTGGCCGCCTGCGTTGGGATGCGACTCCCGGTGCCCCATCGCACGCATCGTCGGCGCCACATTCTCCATTGCGTCGGCGCCGTTGTCCTTGCACGAGAACCCGACTGGTACGATCGGCACGCCGCGGCCGGTGCCGTCCTCACTGGCATCCATCCCTTCGCCACGGAGTGTATGCGCGACCTCGACGCAGAACGTTTCCGTCTCGAAGTCCATTCGCATACTGCCGCCGTGGGCGTTGCACGCGGTCGCGACGTCAATCGGGCCCGACGTGTTGTTCCCCCCGAATGGAATCAGGTGGCCCGCCTGGGCCTGGTTATCGTCCGCGCCACATGTTCCAACGCCATCCGCAGTAAGGGCGGCAACGCCCGCGCGCGTTTTGCGGCGCGGCGCAGGATGCCCGCACAAGCCTTCGCGCTCAAGAAGTACCGCTGCGGCACGGCGCCAGTCTCCAAGATGTCCGACAACGAAGACGCGGCGGCGGCGCTGGGGCACTCCGAAGAACTGAGCGTCCAGGACTCGCCAGGCGCAACCGTACCCGAGTTTTGCCAGCGACCCGAGGATGGCGCCAAAATCCCGCCCGCCGTTCGACGACAAGACACCGGGGACGTTTTCCCAGACGACCCACCGAGGCCGCAGTCTGCCAGCAAGCCGGCAAAACTCGATGGCCAGGTTGCCACGCGGGTCATCCAGACCGCCTCGTTGTCCGGCGACGGAGAAAGACTGGCAGGGCGTCCCACCGGCAAGGACGTCGAGCGCCCCGCGGTCGGCCTGGATCTTTCTGAAGTCGCCAAGGTTCGGAACGTCCGGATAGCGGTGAGCCAGCAGCGCCGAGCAAAAAGTGTCGATTTCAGCGAACCAGGCCGGCCTGAAGCCGAGCGGATCCCATGCAACGGTCACCGCCTCGATTCCCGAACAGACGCTGCCGTAGATCATGTGGAACGCTGGGTGACTGGGGTGACCACCTGCTGTGACCACCTGAATAAGTGCAAGTAACTAGAGACTTTGTGCCACCATTCCACCCGCGGCGGAAAGTCGCGGGGGAGGACCCAGGATTCAATCCTGCGCGGCCCGATTTGCGCCTGTTGCCATCCGTTCGCGCCCGTCTGGCCGGTGTTGCGACGTTTGGCGCCGGTTGGCTGTATATCCCACCCGCCGCATTGGGCGCGCCCCCGGTCGCCCCCGGTCCACTACGATCGAATCTCGACATGCCGCTTTCGGATGCGAGCCGCAATCGTAAGCGCCGTTTGTTGCGCCGCCGTTGCCCCAACGCCGCGAGAGCGCTCGGCTTCGTCTTCGGCGATCTCGAGGCAGACGGCCTTCGCGGCAGCGATGAAACGGTCGCGAGTCTCGGTCAGCGCGGTCCGCAGCATCTCGGTGATGCTCTCGGCGTTGTCCCTCGCCGGGATATCAAGTGCCCGGCAGACTCGCTCGGCCAACCGCTCCGGCGTGATCATGCCTCGCATGGGTTCTGCTCCTTCACGAGTGCTGGCGCGGACGGCGTCGGCCGCCGGCGCGGACTGAAACACAGCGACGCCAACTCCCGCAGTTCACGGCGAAAGGGCCAACCGCTCCCACTCGGCCTGAGGCCACGCTCCATGGCGACATGCCTCCCGCCCTTGCCTCGCTTGCGTGCTCTCATGGATTCGCCAGGCAGTCCGAGACCGCCGACAGGAAGAACGAGCGCAACTCCTCGCCGCGTCCGAGTTGCTTCATCGACCAGACGATGTTTCCGCTCTCCAGGTGTTCGCGATAGCTGTACCGCGTGCCCAAGTAGTCGGCGGGCTTCATTGGCTTGGGTTCGCCCGGGCGCCGATGCAGGATGCACCGCGCGACGTGCCCTTTCTTGTGGCGCACGACTCGGATCAACCCGAGTCGATCGAGGCGCATCAGGCGCTGCTCGGAGATCCAGTCGCAGATCTCGCCGTCGGACGTGTAGAGGGGAATTCCTTTAGGCATCGGAAGACACGGGTGGCTTTGAAGCCTGCGGGATGGAGTTTCACGAGAGTCCCGGCGCTCGGAGATTGTTGGGGAGGGAACCTTCGGAGGGTGCGCCTTGCGCTTACCTGTCGAACCGCGCCTTCACCAGTAATATACGCGATCCGCCTCGAATCTGTGCACAGGCCGCTTCACTTTTCTTCGGTCCCGACGCGCTTGATCCACGGCTGGTCGACGTTCGGATTGTAGAACCGCTGCCGGACGTTGTTGGGCAGGATGATCTCGATCGAATGGGTGGTCACCTCGCCGATGCGGTCGCCTGGCTTCAGGTAGGACACCAGTCCGTACTCTCTTCCCAGAGGGAAACGCATCGAGCCGTCTACTCGGTACAAGCTCTCGTGAGTCCATCCCAGGGCAATGGCGCGCTCGCGGATCTCATCGACGAGCGCAACGGCGTCAGCAGAGACGGCAACCGAGTTCCGATCGGTACACGCCGATGCGAGGGCTTGTCGTAATTGCTCGGGCTCTGGGATAGGTGGACTGTACTGGCGAACTTCGACACCACGAACGGCAGCGAGCAGGGCTTCTTCGCCGAGATGCTGGATGGCCCAGGAGTGGATGCCATTGAATCGTTGCCGCAGATCGTCAAAGGCCTCGATACTGATCTGGCCCGCACCGGCGGCCGTCTTCGCCAGCAGCATTCTCGATCGCAACCAGGCGTAGTAGTCGGGATCGAGCCTCCGGTACACGGTGTCGTTGATCTGGAAGTCGCGGGCGAATCGCTCCGGTTCGTCCGTGGACCACACGGCGAGCGAGGTGGCGACGAACAACATGGTCATCTGCCCTCCTCGAAGTCGGCCAGGTCGATTCGGCGGAGGCGCGATGTCGGGATCTCAGGGTTTGTCGGGATCTCTGTCGGGATCTCCGCGTCCAAGATCCCGACACGTGAAGTCTTGTCGTTCGTTGAAGTTACGGATACTGTCGGGAACGTCGGGATCTCTGGGCCGTTTTCGGCGCCCCCCTCTTCTGTTTTTTCTCTATTTTTCTCTCCGCCGGAATTTGCGTGATTTTGAATTCCGTGTATAGAGATTCCGGTCAAAGATCCCGACGTTCCCGATACTTCCTCGCAGCCGATTGATTCAATGGGATTTAAGGTGTCGGGATCTTCTCCCTCAAGATCCCGACAAGTTCCCGACGTTCCCGACAAAGCGGCGTTGGCCTCCTGAACCTCAAGCGCGTACATCGCAGTGCCGCGGTGCTGGCGGGGCGGCTCGACTTTCACAATCCGGTACCGCTCGTACACCTGGTCGCGGTGGCTGTGGAGCGCATTGCCCAACCGGACCTGCTGAGATCTCTCTGACCGGTCACCGCGAACGTCCAGCATCAGACCCTCGCGCTCACAGAACTGGTTCAGGTCGGCGACCTTTTGCGGGGCGGCACCAAACGCGCGCCACCAGGCATCGGCGAACGCCCGCCATTCCTGGCCTTCCTTGTCACTCGCGTCGTAGAGTTCATCAAGGCTTTCGAGGAAGCCTGGGATGCCCGCCGCCTGGATAATGCCGCCAACAACGCTGGACCATCGCTCGAATGACCCGAGGCGGATGTGATACTCCGGTCGGCCCGCTGCAAGCCAAGCCTTCACCAGGACGATCACTGCGTGCACCAGCCGCGCGCGGTTTTCGCGTGCCCAATCGAGCAGGTGCTGGTGCCGGAAGCCACCTCGCTTCCACGGGCGGTCGATCTTCGGGTCGATGCGCACGCGGATGCAGCGACGCGCCATTTCGCCGGCGAGCTTCGGGTTGTTCGCGGTCATCAACCACAGCGCCAGATTCGGGACGCAGACGCTGTCCAGCTTGCCGAGTTGCCGGTTGCCCCAGATCTCGGCGGTGGTCACGGACGCCAATGCACCCGAATGAATCGGTTTCCGCTCATCGGCGTTGTCGAGCAGGATCAGTGGACGCCCTTTGATGAGTTCCGTGGTCAGCAGTTTCCGGACTTCTTCTTCATCGCCCGGCAGCGTTTTGGTTTCGCACGTGGTGCCATGCGCGACCACCGAGATCACGTTGGCCAGCAGTCCCTTACCCGAGCCCGGCCGGGGAGCCTCAATCAGGTGAATGGGAGTCGGACCGCGGAATAGCCGGCGCACGAATGGCAGGATCATCGCCGCCACCGCGTGTGCCGCATCGGAGCGACTCACGAACGGAAAGTCCCCGAGCAACTCGTCGAAGAGCAGCGCCCGCGCCGCCGCGATTTCCGTCGCTGCAGGAATCTCAGGCACCGGGGGTAAGTCCAATTCCTCTCGAGGTTGAAGCCACACGCTTTCATCGCGGTGATACCCGGCCTCTCGGATCAACTGCCCGGCGCGGCCGAAGACCGGCGTCCGAATCACCGCCTCGAGCGCCGGGAGATCGGACTGAGGGAACGACATCATCACCCGCGCGAGATCATGCGGAGGATGGACATGCAGCACGGCTTCTTCGGTGAGCTTGATCCAATTCGCGGCGTGCACCAGCAGGGCAAACACCGCGGAGTCCTGCGCCATTTCGATGTCGAGCGCGCCGTCGTTCCCGTTCGCGACCAGGCGCACCAGTGCGCCCTGCCGTTGAAAGAGGAAGTACGGCAGTTTGTCGAACTCGCTCAGGTCACCGTTGATGCGAGCGATGGCCCGCCAGGTGTCTTCGAGGACGTCGCGCAATTGCCGGTTGTTGACCTGAATGGCTGGCAGGTCGGCGCCACCGCTGTCCGAAGGCAACGCTGATGCGGGTGCCTCCGGCCTGTATCTGCGGCGAGTGGCCGCACTCAATTCCACTACCTTCAGCTGCTTCCGCAGCGTGGCCACCGGAATCCGCGCTTTCCCGCACCGGCCTTGAATCAGGCGAATGTATCGGTGCTGTTCGATCGGATCGAGACGGTTCACCTGCGCCAGGATTGGCTGCAACAGCTTCCCGAGATCTGCTTCCGGCGTCTCGGAGGACAACCTGGAGATGGCCATTTCCAGCGGCGTCTGTGCCGCCGCTAGGATCGCTTCGAACGCGGCCGCGTTTCCGCCGGCACTGAGAAACTCGTTGACGTCGATCTTGGCGTCCGCCAGGAGCGCTTCGGCGTCGGCGCTGCCTTTCGGCATGGCGACGAGTCGCTCGCGAGCGGCCCGTTGCTTTTCGCCCAGTGGCAGGACGGCCACGCGCGTAGTGATCCCATGGTCGCCAAGAGTGCGCGCGGTCTTGAGCGCACCCTGCATCCCGGCTTCGGAGACTTCATTGTCCTGGCAGACGAACACCGTCTTGACGCCGCGCAACTTTGGCAGAAGACGTTCCCAGTCCGCCTCCCGGATCTGGACCGTCACCGGCGACACCACCGGGAATCCATGCTCCATGAGCGAAATGCAGTCAGTGACTCCCTCGGTGATGATCACCCGTTCCGGACGCGTCAGCAGGACGTCTTCGTTGTAGAGAACGTCGTTCCGGATGCACGGCGCAACGTGGCGATGATCACGGTCGTTGCGGACCGCCAACTTCTTGTACTTCGATTTCTCCCAATCGACATCGGGCGTCCAAGGTGTGCGGCGCCCGATCATGAACACCACGTGACCCCGGCTCCAGTACGGGAACACGATCCGGTTGTCGAAGAAGGGAACAACGCCGTCCTGGGCCGTCGGCCGAAACGCGGAGGTCGCAGTCAACTCGCGCGGCGTGAAGGCACCCGCTCCCTCCGCCAAAACGCGCGCCGGGCTTAGTCCGGCATTGTCTGC